AAGTTTGAAGTGAACAAAATCCACTTGTCGGTCATCAGGATCATCAACGAGTACCGCAACAACCGGATCACTGTCGACTTTGTTTCTAAAGACGGCAAGGCAGACGATAAGCTGGCCGAGGTATGTGATGGCCTTTATCGTGCAGATGAGCAAGACTCAGTCGCTACAGAGGCATACGACAATGCTTTTGAAGAGGCTGTTGGTGGCGGCTTTGGTGCCTGGCGTATCCGCACAGCATACGAAGACGAAGAAGACGCCGAGGATGAGCGCCAGCGCATTCGCATCGAGCCCATCTTCGACGCTGATAGCTCCGTGTTCTTTGACCTCGGCGCGAAACGTCAAGACAAGTCAGACGCCAAGTTCTGCTTTGTCGTCACTAGCATGACACGTCAAGCATACAAAGATACTTGGGAAGATAATCCAACAGATTGGCCAAAGGTCATTCACCAGTATGAGTTCGATTGGTGTACTCCCGATGTGGTTTATGTGGCCGAGTATTACAAAGTCGAGGAGAAGTCTGAGACCATTCGCATTTTCCAAACCATTGCAGGCGAGGAAGAGCGATATAGGGAATCAGACTTCGAGAATGATGAAACCCTCGAGGAAACTCTGCTCGCTGTCGGGAGTAAGGAAGTTCGGCAAAAGAAGATCAAGACAAAACAAATCCACAAGTATATTTTGTCTGGTGGCCGAGTTCTTGAAGACGCTGGATACATCGCAGGCAAATGCATCCCCATCGTTCCGGTGTACGGCAAACGCTGGTTTGTGGACAACGTCGAGCGCTGCATGGGCCATGTGCGACTAGCGAAGGATGCCCAGCGCCTCAAGAACATGCAACTCTCCAAGCTTGGCGAGATAAGCGCACTATCTTCCGTTGAGAAGCCTATTCTTAGCCCCGAGCAAGTTGCAGGGCACCAGATGATGTGGGCTGAAGATAATATTAAAGATTATCCATATCTCTTGATCAATCCAGTTACTGACCAGAACGGCAATATGTCGCTTAGTGGTCCTGTCGCATATACAAAGAGCGCACAGATTCCACCAGCCATGGCCGCGCTGTTGCAGATCACAGAAACAGATATGCAAGACATCCTCGGCAACCCACAGGGCGCTGACAAGATGGTAAGCGGAGTATCTGGCAAGGCTGTTGAAATGATTCAGCAGCGCGTGGACATGCAGACGTTTATCTACATGAGCAACTTTGCCAAGGGCATGAAGCGCTGTGGCGAAATCTGGCTCTCAATGGCGAAAGACATCTACACAGAAAACAAGCGGAGTATGAAGGTCGTCACGCAAAGTGGCGACACCGACTCCGTTGATCTTATGAAGCCGATGATTGATTCCGAAACCGGCGCAGTCATCATTGAGAACGACATCAGCGCAGCCTCGTTCGACGTGGCCGTGGACGTTGGCCCATCTAGCTCAAGCAAGAAGGCGGCAACCGTCAGGGCATTGACTGGCATGCTTCAAATCACGCAAGACCCCGACACCATGCAGGTGCTCGGCGCTATGGCGATGATGAATATGGAAGGCGAGGGTATCGCAGACGCAAACAAATACTTCCGCAATAAGCTACTCCGCATGGGTGTTGTCGAGCCTACTGACAAAGAGAAAGAGAAGCTTATGGCCGAGATGGAAGGCGCGCCACAAGATCCTAATTCTATGTATCTACAGGCAGCAGCAGAGGAAGCCACGGCAAAAGCAGCGAAAGCCCGGGCCGATACTGTTGAAACAATTGCGTCGGCTGAGCTCAAGAATGCTCAAACTGTTGAGGTCATGAGCAAGACCGATTTGGCCAATGCGGAGGCTGTGCAGAAGCTTATGGGTGGCTTAAATACACAGCAACCGATGGAATAATGTATTATTAAGTAACGGCAACCACCCAGCCGCCCAATGGGTGAGTTTGATAGGGTCTGATGATGAACAAAATGGCAGTCGGAGAAGAGGATCAGTTTGAAGAGGAATCTTTTGTAGACGAGAATTCTGAGCAAGAAGAAAGCATTGACGATAGCAGTAGCGTTAATGACGAGCTCAAGTCAGATGAATCTGAAACGAATGATGACGAATCGGATGAAGTCATCGTATCCATTGGGGAGGAAGCGCCACCTCCTGAGGAAGAATCTCCAGCGCCTGAATGGGTTCGAGAGTTGCGTAAGACGAATAGGGAATTGCAGAAACAGAATCGAGAACTTCATAGCAGATTGCAAACCACAGCGCAGACTGAGACCAAGCCGGTTACGCTGGGAGCAAAACCTAAGCTTGAAGATCATGATTACGATGTTGATCAATTCGAGGCTGCCCTAGCAGCTTGGTTTGACAAGAAGCGTCAAGTGGACGATGTAGTAGCCAAGCAAGAAGCTGAAGCAGTAAATCAGCAGAAGGCGTGGCAATCTAAACTTGATGGTTACAGCAAAGCAAAAGCAGAGCTGAAGGTTAAGAACTTTGAAGACGCTGAACTTGTTGCTCAGGAACTCTTGAGCATTACCCAGCAGGGGATCGTTCTCCAAGGTGCAGATAACCCAGCTTTGATCGTTTACGCACTCGGCAAGAACTTGAAGAAGGCTAAGGAGTTGTCCGAGATCACAGACCCCGTAAAGTTCGCGTTTGCGGTTGCAAAACTGGAGAAGGACTTGAAAGTTACCAACCGTAAATCCGCACCACCCCCTGAGCGTGTTGTGTCTGGCACCGGACGTTCTTCCGGTTCAGTTGATTCAACACTTGAGCGGCTGCGCGAAGAAGCTTCGCGTACTGGCAACATGACGAAAGTCATTCAGTACAAAAAGCAGAAACAAGCAGCCTCTAAATAATTTACTTTTTACTTTGGACTATTAATCATGGCAAATTCATTCAGTAAGGAAGAGCGCGTCGCGTTTGAAGACATCCTCGAGGGTTTTCAAGACGCACTTGTTTTGAGCAAGAACGTCGCTGTATATAACACCGATCAGACGATGATGGAGCGCACCAACAACGTTATTTGGCGTCCCCAGCCCTATATCGCTACCAGCTACAGCGGTACCGATATGTCGTCTAACTTCGACGACTTCACCCAGCTCTCCGTGCCTTCGACCATTGGCTTTTCTAAAGCTGTGCCTTGGGTCATGAATGCGGCCGAACTGCGTGACGCGCTGCAAGAAAACCGCCTTGGTAACGCTGCTAAGCAAAAGCTGGCCAGCGATATCAACGAGGCCATTATGAACGTGGCAGCAAACCAAGGCACGCTGGTTGTTAAGCGCACCTCAGCCGCCTCGGGCTTTGATGATGTCGCTCAGTGCGAAGCCATCATGAACGAGCAAGGCGTTCCTTCTTATGATCGTTTCTTGGCCTTGTCTACCCGCGATTACAACGGCATGGCTAACGATCTGTCGAAGGCTTCACGTTCGTTCGGCAATGAGATCAGCGATAAGGCTCTGCGCAAGGCGTTTGTCGGTGAGATGGCTTCCTTCTCTACCTACAAGTTTGATTACGCTAACCGCAAGGTTGCTGCTGCTGGTGGTGCTGGCTTGACCATCGACACCCGCTCCTCGGCTCTTAACTACTACGTACCCCGCGCCACCGCAGTGGCTACGACCGGTGAAACCGCAAACGTCGATAACCGTTTCCAAACTGTTACCATCTCTAGCACCGCCAACGTGGCCGCCGGCGATGCGTTCACTATTGCCAATGTCAATGCTGTGCATCACATCACCAAGGGCGATACCGGTCAACTGAAGACCTTCCGGGTTATCAGCGTGGTGAATTCCACCACCATGGTTATCAGCCCCCCGCTGATCACTGCTCAAGGCGGTACTGATGCTGAAGTCCAGTATAAAAATTGCGTTGTAAACACCGCGGCCTCCAATGCTGCAATCGTGTTCCTGAACACTGTTTCGGCCTCGGTGAATCCGTTCTGGCAGCGTGATAGCCTTGAGATCCTCCCAGGTCGCTATGCTGTTCCTAGCGACGCTGGTGCGGCTGTGATGCGTGCCTCTACTGACCAAGGTATCGAGTTGGTCATGCAAAAGCAATACGACATCAACACCATGAAGACCAAGTATCGTCTTGATACTCTGTTCGGCGTAGTGAACAAGCAGCCTGAAATGTCCGGCATCATGCTGTTCTCTCAGATCTAAGCAATACGGCCGGGTAGCCCCGGCCTTCTTGAAATTTACAAAGGAAAAATTATGTCTAACGTTATCGCAGTAAACGGAGAAGCCACCGTTATCATCCCCGCCAATGAATCTATCGCTGTGTCTACCCAGGGCGAGGCCCAGGTATCGCGGACATTTGGCTTCCCTCAATATCCAGATCAAACCACCCTGATCGGTACGGTCCGCAACGGTCAAACCGTTTTCGGCCCATACTCCACTGGAGCGGTTATTGTTGTTGAATCCACTGGAAGCCAACAAGTTTATTATGAAGTTGGCACGGCTCCCCAGGTGCAGCAAGGCCGTTTGAATGCGCAAGTTCAAGACACGCCGACCAACATCGCTGATGGTGGCGCGATGGTCTTCACTGCCGCCTCGCTCTTGGGTGGTATCGTGACCGCTACGCCAACCGCTGGCCGCAACGTGCAGTTTCCTACGGGTGCCGCTTTGGACCTCGCTTCGGAGTTTGCGATTGGTGACAGCATTGATTTTTCGCTGATCACTTTGGCCGCGTTCGCTTTGACTGTTACCGTTAACACTGGCGTTACTATCGTGGGCGCTGCTGCAACGGCTGCAACCACTGGTTCTACCGCCCGTTTCCGTATGCGCAAGACGGCTGCTGATACTTTTGTTGCGTATCGCATCGCCTAAGCTGTAAACCTAGCCCGGGGAGCAATCCTCGGGCTTCTTATTGGAGCAAACGATATGCCGCTGAAAAAAGGTTACAGTCAGAAGAGTATCAGTTCAAACGTCTCAAAAGAGATGAAGGCTGGCAAGCCACAAAAGCAGGCCGTGGCGATTGCACTATCAACGGCTCGCAGTGCGGCGATGAAAGCAGGCAAGCCAAGTAAAGGGCCGAAGAAATGAAGAAAGGTTTGTACGCAAACATTCATGCAAAGCGGGAGCGCATTGAAGCTGGCTCTAAAGAGCGTATGCGCAAGCCTGGATCGGCTGGAGCACCCACTGCGAAAGCGTTTAAAGCTGCCGCCAAGACGGTGAAAAAGGGTAAGTGATGGAGTTCCCTGCTTCTGTTTATCGATGCCCAGGCGCTCATTTTGGCCCGAATGGCACTACTTATGAATCAATTGGCGTTAATGATGAGGCTCAACTTCAAGCGGCTGTGCTTAACGGGTGGAGTAAAACGCTTGTCGAAGCGGTCATTAAATTCATTGAGCCAGAAGAAACGCTTGACCATCCGAAAGAAGTTTCTGATTCTTCTCCAACTCGTGAAGAGATGCTGCAACAAGCTGATAAAATCGGCTTGAAGATTGATCGACGTTGGAGTGATGCAAAGCTCGTTGAGAAGATCAATGAAGCAATGAAGTTAAGTTAATAGCAGTTTTTCATAGTGCCATTTTTTTCAGGGGGTAAACATGGCAGATATCATTAAGAGTTACAACGACGTAACTCGACGCAACAAAGACATGAACGACGGCACTTATGCCGAAGTTATTACCGCCATTTCGAGCAACGTCACGACCAAACTGCAAGAGCCGTTTGAGTCTTTTGATACGGTTAACACTTGGACGCTTTCAAAAGCTGCGGGCGATATTGTCCAACTTGACGGCAACGCACTTGGCGCATCTTATTTGGTGATCTCGAAAGACCCTTTGGCCGCTGGCACTGAAACTGCCATAACCGTAAATGCAAGCTTCAAAATGCCACTTGAAGCTAGCCTCGGGTTGCACGCATCACAGAGAACCTTAGCGCAAGAGTTTTCCAACGAAATTGTTGATTACGGAACAATTCCTGTCACTGATGATCTTGCTATTTCTAGCATTTCTCAAGCGACTACCACGCTGACCGTTACAACGACTCTTAATCATAACTTGAGCGTTGGCACTAGATTTGGCGTTTATGGGGTTCCTGACAGCCGCGTAAATTATCCTGCTTTGGTCGTCTCTGCAATTGTTTCGCCCACACAGTTTCAAGCAACTGCCGGACCTGGCGGCACTCTCGCCTCTTTGACTGTTGGCCCGTTTGTTGGCGGTTTTGTGTATATGCGCTCCGCTTTGGGATTCGCGCAAAACGGCACGTCAATGATTTTTGAGAGCGCAACGGCTACTAACGCCAGTTTCTACATCAGAAGCGGGTCAGGCGAGTCTCTGCCGTCCGGCACCGTTTCGGGTAGCCATTCGACGACTGTCGCCACCACAACCTCTGTTGCTCCAATTGCGTCGCCCTTTACTTATGTTTTCCAGCCGACATCGGAATACAAGTTGGTGTTGCAGCCAGATCGCGCTCAATGGTCGTCAAGCGCCGTGGATTCGCTTTCGCAGTCATCAAGCGCAGTCAATAGGACACAGGTTGTCCCGGATGCGTCGAAAGAATATAGATTCAGGATCAGGGCAACAAATAACAAAGGTTTGACCGTTCCAAACGCGCAAGTTGTCACAGCCGTTAAAACGGGCACTACAACCGCAACCGTGACCACAGACGTGGCGCATGGCCTAACCATTACTGACGTGGTTGTGCTGTATGGTGCTCGTGACCAAACCAACTTTCCTAACGTTGTTACTGCGACTGCTGTCGCGTCTATTGTTAGCTCGACGCAATTCACCATCATCTGGGGCGGAGCGGTAACGGCCACGACGTTTGGCGGGTATGTTGCTCGCGTTCAGGGTGGTAATTTGATGTCTGCTTTGGGTGCGCTGACTATGGCCGCTCAGTCTGCGACGCTGGCTTCTGGCATTCTGACTATCGTCGGCAGCGCCACGTGGACTGGCGCAGTGATCGGGGACTATGTTAACGTGGTTGGGTTGCGCGACAACACTACCGGAGTGACCCTGGCATGTGACGGCGCGTATAGGGTGCAAAACATTGCAACTTCAACTCTTACACTCCAACCCATCGGTAACACAGTTGTACCGGCAGATTTTGGCTCCACTAACTGCGGCGGCGCTGTAATTAAACGCACAGATTACCGGGTTTCGTTTGTAAGATTGTTTGATTATGTCAGGGAGCGCACTGAAGCTGTGCCGCGTCCGTTTGGCGATAACTCGTTTGCCATGCCGGTTACTGTGCAGGGCGGCATTCTCTCAACGGTTGGACAAGTTGTCACAACAAACTATGCGTTAAATTCAGCAGCCTCAACTAACGGAGCGTTGATTGTTACCGGCACTCAGGCAGTTTCTGCGTTCTTTGCAAACAACATCGGGGCAACTCCAGCTTATGTGAAGCTTTACAACAAGGCCACGGCCCCAGTTGTCGGAACGGACGTTCCAGAAATGGTGATTACAGTGCCAGCAACGGGTGAAGTAAATATTGTGCCTGGGTTTGGTGGATTTAGGTTCCCGCTGGGGTTATGTATTGCCATTACCGGAGCCGCTGCTGACGCTGACACGACCGCAGTAGCGGCGGGGCAAGTGAAAGTTAAAATTGCCAGGTCGGTATAAAATGGCCACCTTTCAAATCGTTGAAGCTACTCCAGTCTATTATGTAGTTGATGTGTGTTTTTCAGGGTTGGTTTTTAGGCAAACTCTCGTAAGCGTAAAAACCAACGGTAGCCTAGATAACCAATTGAAACAATACGCAGATCAATACGAAACAGACTGGCTTTTGTTGCAAAATGCTGTTATTGCTGATTATTGAATAGGGGAAGAAAATGGGATGGAGCAAGCGCCAATTTGTTACGCAAGCATTTGAGGAAATTGGGCTTGCTTCATACGTATTTGATCTTACCCCAGAGCAATTGCAGTCTGCTTTGCAGAGATTAGATATGATGATTGCATCATGGAATGCATTGGGTATTCGTCTTGGGTACCCTTTGCCGTCCAGCCCATTGGATAGCGATTTAGACGAGCAAACAAACGTGCCTGATTCCTCCAATCAGGCAATCTATACTAATCTGGCGATCAAGCTTGCGCCGAGTTACGGCAAGCAAGTAATGCCCGACACCAAGGCGACCGCTAAAGAGTCTTACAACGTTCTTTTGTCGCGTGCAGCTATGCCAATGGAGCAGCAATTGCCAGGCTCAATGCCTGCCGGGGCTGGAAACAAGCCTTGGCGCGTATATGATGATCCATTCTTGCGCAGGCCCGTCGATCCGCTGTTAGCTGGCCAAGATGGCCCAATCGAATTCAATTAAGGGAAAAACATGCCTACCATTCTTCAACTGTCGGGCTTGAGTCAGGTATCAGCCGGGGACTTGCTTGCGATTTATGTGCCGAACAATGGCGATGCTCGGAAGGTTTCAGTTAGTCAATTGCTGGAATATTTCCAAACGTCGTTCGCTGCCCCTACGGTGGCGGTCAATCTCTACACCCCTGGGGCCGGGTTCAATGTCACGGTGCCGACGCCAATCAGCGAACAGCAATGGATGATTATTCAGCCTGCCGGTACGCTGGCAACGGGAACCATCACGCTTCCATTAAACACTGGCGTACCTGATGGGACCGAGGTTTTGGTCACCACCACGCAAATCATCACCGCGTTTACATTGGCGCTTAATGGTGCCTCGGCGGCTTTTGGTGCGCCAACCACGCTGGCGGCAAATGCATTCTTTCGAGTGCGATTCTATCAATCCACTAATTCCTGGTACCGGATCGGCTGATTATGGCCACGAAAGACACTCGGTTAACTCGTGCTGGGGTCTCTGGCTACAACAAGCCAAAGGCCACGCCAAGCCACCCTACAAAGAGCCATGTTGTAGTGGCTAAGTCCGGAGACCAAGTGAAAACAATTCGCTTTGGTCAACAGGGGGTGTCTGGGTCACCAGAAGGCAGCAAACGAAACGAATCATTCAAAGCCCGACACGCTGAGAATATTGCCAAGGGCAAGCTATCCGCAGCGTACTGGGCGAACAAGGTGAAGTGGTAAGCCATGCAAATACCTATTCTTGCCGGGATATATGCTAATGCGACCCCTGAGTTGCGCACAAGTTACCCTGTAAATCTTGTTCCTGTGCCTAAGCAGTCCGGCATCAGCAACGGGTTCTTGCGCCCAGGTGATGGCATAGTCTCGAATGGCACCGGCCCTGGCATTGATCGAGGCGGCATTGAGTGGAACGGCGTCTGTTACCGGGTCATGGGCACCAAGTTGGTGTCGGTGGCGAGCAATGGCGTTATATCCGTTTTGGGTGATGTCGGAGGCCCAGAAACCGGGCTGGTGACGTTCGACTATAGCTTTGACAAGTTGGCTATAGCCTCTGGTGGGCGGCTCTACTATTGGGATGGTGTTCTTTCACAAGTAACAGACCCAGATATCAGCGTTGTGCTGGATGTTGCCTGGGTTGATGGTTACTTTATGACAACGGACGGCGAGTTTCTAATCGTTACTGAGTTAAGCAACCCGCCTGAAGTCAACCCGCTAAGGTACGGAAGTTCTGAGGTCGATCCCGATCCAATCGTTGCCGTTCTGAAATTAAGAAATGAAATTCATGCGATGAACAGGCACACTATTGAGGTGTTCGACAACGTAGGCGGAGAGTTATTCCCATTTCAAAGGATTGATGGTGCTCAAATCCAAAAGGGGTGCGTCGGGACTCATGCTTGTTGCGTCTACATGGATCGGATCGCATTCTTAGGCAGCGGCAGGAATGAGGCCCCAAGTATCTATGTTGGTGCATCAGCTAGCACTCAAAAGATTAGCACTCAGGAAATTGACAGCCTGTTATTGACATATACAGAGTCACAGCTATCACAAGTTAAGCTTGAATCGAGAAACGATAAGAGCAACCAATACCTCTATGTTCACCTGCCAGATCGGACAATTGTTTATGATGCGGTTGCCTCCGAGGCGCTTGGCGAACAGGTTTGGTTTACGCTCAGTTCTTCATTAGTTGGCTTCTCGCAATACAGAGCAAGGAATTTCGTCTGGGCTTACGACAAATGGCTAGTCGGAGACCCACAATCCAACGATGTAGGGTACATATCGTCATCTGTCGGGCATCATTGGGGGCAACAGGTTAGGTGGGAGTTCGGCACGGTCATCGTTTACAACGAGGGCAAAGGCGCTATATTCAATCAGCTTGAGTTGGTTAGCCTTACAGGTAGCATCGAGGTGGGAAAGAACCCGCAGATCAGTACCAGCTATTCGCACGACGGCCAATCCTGGGGTCAAGACAGGTCTATATCTGTAGGGACATCAGGCAACACGAAGAAAAGGCTAGCTTGGTTCCAGCAAGGTCATATGAGGAATTGGAGAGTTCAAAGGTTTAGGGGCGATAGTGATTCGCACGTTTCTTTTGTTCGTCTTGAAGCTCAAATTGAACCATTGGCATTCTGATGGCAACAGCACCAACATCACGACGGCTCAATCTAACCCGCGACCAGCTCACGGCGTTCTTGACCGACCAGCAGCAGATAAGGCAGTTTGAACTGCTGTTTCAGACTGTTGATACACTGTTGCCGGTTGCTGGGTCAGATGTTGAGTATCAGGCAGACACGGCATCGGCCACCGCAAATCAGGCACTGTCTCAAATCACGGCGCTGGCTCAAGAATCATCTATCAGCAGCGCATCGGCGGAAAACAAGGCCAATCAAGCCCTGGAGCTATTGGCGAGACTAACCTCAGCCGTTGAAGCGTTGCAAATAGCCCCGCCTCAGCGCGAGTTCAAGCGCAGTCGGTACGGCTCGTTTTATGACACCACAACTCAGACAGCCGCAACGATTAACACCGCCACGGCGATCACGTTTAATTCCACTGACCTGAGCCATGGCGTATATCTTGGGTCGCCAGCGTCAAGGATTTACGTAGATAGCGAAGGAATATATAACTTTGATATTTCTTTTCAGCTTGATAAGACATCAGGCGGAACGGCTGGCTTTGATTTATGGTTCAGGCTTAATGGCGTTGACGTAACAAACAGCGGCAGCAGAATAACAATTCAAGGCAACAACGCCGAGATTTTTTCATCGCTTAATTACTTTTTTAAGCTGAAGGCGGGGGATTACGTGGAGTTGATGTTCTCCGTCACAGACGTAAGCGTTGAGCTAAAAACATTCCCTGCAGCCGCTCCGCATCCTGGGATCCCGTCTATCATACTTACAGTGAACAACAACATCGAGGGCGTGCTATGACAGTAACAGTGAAGGTATTGATTCCAGCAAAACAAGCTGAAAACAGCCAAACAACGCAATACACAGCAGTAAATTGCCGTGCCATCATTGACAAATTCACCGTCACCAACACCAACGCGGCAAACGTTACCATCAGCGTCAACTTGGTGACCATTGGCGGCAGTGCTGGGGCAAGCAATTTAATTGTGGATGCCAGAAGCATCGTGCCAGATGAGACCTACACCTGTCCCGAATTGGTCGGTCAGGCCTTAGAGTCTGGTGGCTTCATTAGCACAATTGCCAGCGCGGCCACCTCTCTCACCATTCGCGCCTCTGGCCGAGAAATTACCTAAGGAGCGCCATGAAAGATTTTATGATGATGCCCAAGGGCTTTATGGGCCTGCCGATGGAAGAAGAGTTCATCACGGCAACGGAAAACAAAAAGAACTACGCTATTGCAGTGCAGGATTGGAACTACGGCCCTGAGATGCCAACCAACCAGCCTGGCGCGAATAAAGAGTTCTATGCGAAGGTGGCCGAGGCGATGCAGTGCGATGCCAAAGACGCAAGGCGCAAGCATTGCTCCAACTGCGAATATTACGATAACACCTTCATGACCCAAGTGAAGATTGAGCGGATCCCCCTTGCAGCATACAACAAAGG